AGGGTCAGCCGCCGACCAGACCAAAGCGGCCATGGTGGCGCTGCACAAGGCAGGATTCCACCTGATGCTCCAGGTTCACGACGAGATTGCTCTCAGCGTCAACACGCCTGAGGAAGCACGCGAAGCGGCCCACGTCATGGCCAATGCCGTTGACCTGGAAGTGCCGTCCAAGGTGGACGTGGAGATTGGCCCGAATTGGGGCGAAGCCAAGTAAAAGGTATGATTGAGGTGAAGCTTCTTGCAGTTGCTTCAGTCAGTCTCCTTCTTGTGGGCTAGGGTAACTCCTAGCCCATTTTTTGTTGCAGACTTCAAATATTTTCGATACACTGCTTGCCAGATCACAGAAAGGAGAGTCAATGACTTTAAAGAAACCCGGAAGAAACATACCGCCTGTGCAGCGTCTCAAGCCATGGATGTCGGTTGCCATTCGCATGGAGACCTACGCCAAGCTGAGAGAAATGAGCGAGTTCTATGGCAGGGGCATGGGGGACCAGATGCAAGTCTTGGTGGACCCGGCGTTTGAGATTGCATTGAAAGCCGCCGAGGAACGCGAAGCCATGCTCGAGAGGGGTGAAACGCCTCCACCCAAGCCCAAAGCCAAAGTCCGTCTTAAGAAAGCTAAACAGGTTGCCAAACATGTACAAGTCAAACGTCCAGTTGTCCGTAAATATCATCTTTGATGTGTTGCCTCCCATGGAGGTTGACGGCTCATGGCTCCCGGAGCAAGTGGATATCAAGTCCATCTATCTGGACGCGGCCTCCATTCGCAGTAAAAGCGGACGTGGGCGCATTGATATCACACGTGCATTCAGCCCGGAAGACATCATAAACTTTGAAGACGAAATCGCAACCCGGCAACTGTTGTTGCCTTTTGAGGAAACATAAATGATTGTCAATAGATTGATGCATGCGTCTCAAATGACGCGTGACAAAAACTTGTCGGCCCTGCTCAAAGAGGCAGCGGACTTGATAGAGAACCTGCAGACTTGGAAGATACGTTGGGCAGAGAGGGATTTGGCCTATGCGCATCTGTACGAAGAGTATCGATTGGCATGTGCGCAGCTCAATCCAACTCAAATTGATTCCATTCACACCATGTCAAGGTACAAGAGAGTGCATGAGGAATTGATGAAACAAAAAGAGGAGAACAAGTCATGAAGATTTCTCAAGTACGGTTTGACGAGTTCATCGGCCCACGGACCTTTGCTGATGACCACGGCTGGTCTGCTGTGGTTTGGCAACACGCCTGGGAGGCCGCTCTCGAGGAGGCCGCAAAAAGATTCGATACAATGCCCACAGCGGATAATTCTGGTGTATCATCCGCCCAATACCTCAGAAAGATGAAAGGAGAGTGACATGCCATTTAAGCCATTGCTTCGCGCATTCCCAAGTGTTCTCGTGAGAGACAGTAAGGGCATGTTGCTGAGAGACTATTTTGCGTCTGACATTGCAGGCGGCTATGTTCGTTTCATGGGTTGTGATCCAGATGCGAAGGGCCAGATATGCGATATACAAAATGCACAAAACAACGCTGAGGCCATTGCACGCAGTGCGTACAAGATAGCGGATGCGATGTTGAGAGTGCGTGAAGAAAAACAAGAAGAGACATTGCCCCCTGGCACCTTGGTAGAAACAGGGAGCGAGGAATGAACTGTCCTGAGTGCGGTGCATGGACCACGGTCAAGGAAACACGGCTCACGGTCATGCGCTACAGACGCAGAAGAGAGTGTGGCAACGGCCACAAGTTTACGACGGAAGAGGTGATTGTTCCACAAGAGCAACTTGACGCTGAACTAGGAGAACGCCTCAAGGTTTTCAGAGAAAAACATCCATTACCAAAAGCAACTGCAATTTTTTAACCACAAAGGAGTTTCACATGAGTACCACGCTTTCCCCCAAAGGCCAAAAGGTCTACGAGTTTTTCAGAAAAAATCCCAGCGCCAGCGCCACTGCGGTTGCGGCCAGGTACAAGATGAGCGTGTCCAACGTCTACAAGATGAAGGCCCGCGCTTTGGAAGACCTGAGGAATTTTGTCGCCCCTGAGATGCTGCCCATGCCTGAGGTGAAGTCCTCTTGGCAAAAGGTTGTTGAGGAGGTTCAGTCCCCCAACGTAGACAAGACCCTGGACGCCCGTGCAGAGATGTATGGCAAGTTCAAGGATGGTGCAGCTTTGATGCAGGCGATCAAACGGGAGTTGGCGGCCCACGCATCACGGCACAACAAGACGTTCGCTGACGACCAGTGGGAGGCCTTGGAGATGATCGTCCACAAGATCGGGCGCATTGTCAACGGCGACCCCGACGTCGTTGACCACTGGGTGGACATTGCCGGCTACGCTACCTTGATCGCAGAGCGGTTGGAAGGGAAGGCACGATGAGGCTTTTTTCCATAATCCTCCTGCTCGCCCTTGGAGCCTGCTCGTCGTCCCCTCCTCCCGCACCGGCACCAGTGGTCACGCGCGACGCGCATGCCGCTCCACGTCAGGATTTGCACGTGGATCGCGGAGTGCATGTGATGAACCGAGACGAGCAAGTCGAGGCCATCAACGAGTGTCGCAAGAACAAGCTTCGCCCACGGGTGATCTACAGCAACACTTCCATCAACGGCAAGTACACGCCCGTCATCGTTGACGTGCTTTGTGTGGTGCCGTTCACTGGTGACTTCTAGGTGATCAGCCATGATCGAGGCCATACGCGCTTACAGGGGGATATCCCGGGGCACTCATGGGGAGCGGTGGGTGAGGGTAACAGAGAGCATCGTCTACCGCTGTACCGAGTGCAAACAGGCTTGGGAATCACGGACCACGGCCCAGGGGCATCACTGCCCCAAGCCGGAAACAACAAAAAAGGAAGCATCATGAACTGGGGCGCATTTATTGGATTGACGTGTTTTATCGCATGGCTCACGCACATCTTCACTTGCTTTGCACAAGCAATGTGGGGTTTCTTGGTTGCTGGCGCAATTTTCTTTCCAATAGGAATCTTGCACGGCTTTTACTTGTGGGTCACGTAGATGGATGAGGACACAAAGTTGGTCCTGCAAATGTGGCGCATGCAGGTGATGGTCAACGATCAATTGCAGCGTCGTGTGGATGCATTAGAAAGAGAACTGGGGTACACATATGTTAGAGAACGTGTTCGCATTGACGATTCTTTTACTGATTGGCGGCGCACTGGTAGTCGTCGTCGGCGCGCTGCTGATAGCAGCGATTGACTTCTTACAAAACAGGGGCAGAGAATGAACAGTGATGACAAATTTTGGCTATGCCTGTGGGGCATGGGGTTGGTGGCGCTGATTACGTTGATAGTGTGTATCACCATCAATTCCCATGGGAAGCGGGACAAATGGGAGAAGGCTGTCAGTAATGGCGCGGACCCCATGGTAGTGGCTTGTGCATTGGATGGCGTAAATGGCCATGCAGAAGCGGCTATCTGCGCGATCTTGGCGCAGGGGAGAAAGTGATGACTGAATTCAACGACGCCGAACGCGAGAGCAAAGTCAAGCAAGAGTTAGTCAAGCAACAGCTAGACCGACTAGAGAACGACGTTGCACAACTGAAGGCCAAGACGCAACAGGGGTTTTACGACGAGCTACGTAACAGCGTACTGGAAGAGACAGCACAGGCCATTGAAAAGATGCGGGGCTTTGGCAACGACACGATCAGTAGCTTTGCAATCTATATCAGGGGGATGAAGCGATGAGCTTCAGAGAAACCACAGTCAAGTACGTCAAGGACGTGCTTCGGGCCAAGACCATCCACGAGGTCATCGCGCATGAGTTACGAGAGGCACACCTGCGCAAGCTGGAGGCCGAGACCGCCGCCGAGTACGCCTATGCAGCGATCCAGTACAACGAGCAACGCATCGCGCGTCTGACTTCACGGCTCACGGAGCATACGCAGGAAGGGGACTACGCATGAAGATTATCAAAGACGAGCCAGCAACACTCAAGCGCCCAAGGCGTGTAACTGTCGAGCTTCACCACCATGACGAGGTGCTGATGTCATTCAGGGAAGGCAACTATTACAAACTGGGTGGTCAAGTTGAAGATGTCGTACAAGGTCACGTCATCATTGAATCTGATGCGGTCTATTGGTGTTCCATTGGACAGGAGTGGGTAACATGACACAAGATGAAATCATTGAGATGGCTAGACAAGCTGGAATTATTGCTATCCACACCGAAGGAGATGGTAATTGGCATCAGCAATTTGTTGCTCTTGAAGCCTTTGCCAAACTGGTAGCCGCCAAAGCATTTCAGGATGGCTATGAAAAAGGCATAGCCGCCTTCAATGAAGCAGTTTTGATTGAGCGAGAAGCCTGTGCAAAGTTGTGTGAATCACATGGCACTTGGGACAACACAGAAACAATTGCCAAAGCAATCAGAGCAAGGGGACAACAATGATTGAAGTGTTGAAACAGGCGTTGGATGCGTTGGAAACTGAGGTGTCTATCGACTGGACAAACAACGATGAATTCAACGCATCAGCAGAAAAAATGCACGATGCCATCACATCCCTGCAACAAGCCATTGCAGAGTTGGAAAGCCAAGAGCCTGTGGCGTGGTTAGGATTTAATGAGCGCGGTGAATGCCGAGAAGTTTTTACGAAAGATATGCACAAGGTAATGCCAAATTACAGCATTAAGGGAATGACACCTGTCTACACCCACCCACCACAGCGCACATGGCAGGGGCTGACGGATGAGGAGCAATCTTTTATTTATGACCAAGTCAAACAGATTGTTAACAGCAAGCCGTTTTGGGTGAGGTTTGCAGATGCCATAGAGGCCAAGATCAAGGAGAAGAACAGTGCTTGACCGACTCATTCTCAGTGCGGTGTTGACCACAGTAGGGTTCAATGGTTTATTCCCTGACCCACCACCGCCACCCGCACCGCTGACACTGAAACAAAAAGCAAAGATGAAGTCAATCAGTGGCGTATGCGAACGCAAGCGCGGGCAGAAACAAAGTGAGAATGTGAAGAGGATGTGTCAGCGGTGGAAGGAGCAACAAAATGGATAAGCCCCAGGGAACAGAGGTGACTATCGGAGACAAAACAGTCTATCTCGAAGAAGGGTGGTACACTCTTGACGAGCTCCAGGCCTATGTCGATAATGTCAAACGCATTGAAGCTGCAAACCCAAGAAAGGAAGAAAGTAATGAAGACGATAAAGAGTTATTCTGAAGTACTGACCCTCACCACGTTGTGGGTCTACGCCATGGCATGCCTCGTGTTGGCCTTGGACGTGTTCGTTTGGAGGGCATAGACAATGGATTACTATTTCATTTTTCACTGCGATGAGCTCGGCGTAGACCTGGAATGTGAACTGGAGTACGACGAGGAAGAGCCCGAAGTGGGACTCAAGGCCTCCATGACCCTCATCAGCGCATTGGTGAAGGAAAAGCTAGGACAGCCTGCAAGCCTGGACATCCTGCCCGTCATGAGGCTTGAGTTGGTGGATGAGATCGAGGCGGCCGCGCTTAAAGAAGCACGGACCACGGGCCACGATGGTTTTTAAACTTGTCAAATGAAGAAATTAAGGAGCAAACAATGAGACCCGCCGTTTTTACAACAGATGAGCCGCCCGTGCATATCGACGACATCCAGGTCAAGGAGTACATCTTGGAGCTCAGACGTCGCATCGAGGTCATGAATGTGCAGATGGAAACCTTGGTCAGGCAACTTCATGACGCGCAAAACAAAAAGTGACGAACCACGCGACCTCCTGGCCGACCTCAACGAGGTGACCAGGGAGTTGATGCAGATGTACGTGGTTCGTATTAATGGACAAGACATCGTGCTCCTCGGACCAATCATGGGTTGGCCAGAGGGTGTAGACACTGAAGTGGAAAGTTTCGGTTTTGGGGAGCTGGTTCACGTGGGCAGTGTGATAAAGATGCTTCAAGGGATGCAGGGCGTAGGGGAGGGGGCAAGTGTGATGAGTAAATTACAATGAACCACGGCCCACGGGCTACGAGAAAAGATTTAGAAATGGAGTTTTTTGCGTTTGTATAGGCTGTTGGCTAGAAAAGTGAAAAAAGATTTTTTTTTATTTTTTTAGACGTAATAGACGTAATGGTGTAATAACATAATGAAATCAATGAGTTATGAGAATACAGTACATTACAGGATAGGTATAGGAGTAATTTATATAAAATGCGCGCGCAACTTTTTTTTGAAAAAAAAAAAAATTTACTCTTGGGTAAAAACCTATACTGAAACGCTAAAAATACACAGAATTGAAGACTTGGTAAGTTGGAAGGTTTAAAAGGAGAGAAAGATGACACTGAAGGACGTTTACAACAAGGCTCCGGTCACCCAAAAGAAGCTTCAACAGCGCCTTTCCAAGCCTGTGAAGCCCCTGAGTCAGCACAAAAAGCCCTTGACGCCCAGGGAATGGAAGTTTGTCCAGGAGTTGGTCTCGGGAGCGGGCGCAGTCAGCCCTACTGAAGCGGCCAAGCGGGCCGGATATACGGACAACACCGCCCCTGTCAAGGGGTATCTACTGACAAACCCGGAACGCCACCCCAACGTGGTGGCCGCGATCCAGGAATACCGGGCAGAACTGGCCCTGAAGTACGGAACGACTTATGAGAGGCATATGAAGGACATGCAGACCATTAGGGACGCTGCCCTGGCCGCAGGGGCCTATGGGGCCGCTGTACAGGCCGAATACCGCCGTGGACAGGCCCTGGGTACCATCTACATCGATCGCAAGGAGATAAGGCACGGAACGATCGATTCCATGAGTAAGGAAGAGGTCATGCGCAAGCTTGAGGAAATCAAGAAGCTCTACGGAGGCCCGCCGCCTACTGCGATCCTGGAAGTTCAGGCCACCGAAGTAGCGGCCAGTGTGGAACATGACCCTGATTTTGACCCGGACGCTGTTTTAAAGGAATCCAAAAATGCCAATCAAGCCAGAGAGCGCGCTATACAAGCGGCTAAAGGAAAATCTGCCAAACTGCCGGATAACGAGGCTTGAGTCCCGGGTAGGCCTGGGAATTCCGGACTGCCTGATTGCTTTCCCTGGAAAGTGGGTGATGCTGGAGCTGAAGGTGGTCAGGCGCGGCAAGAAGGTCAGCCTGAGTCCGCATCAGATTGCCTTTCACCTGGTGCATGCGGAAATGCGGGTGCCGACCTTTATCCTGGTCCAGTACTTCCCGCCTGGGGTCACCCAGGGAGGAAAATCAGAGCTGTTACTTTTTCGCGGTGACCAGGCAGAGGAGCTACATCACATGGGCGTGGAGGCTGAACCGCATGACAGTTGGGTGTTGACCGGCCCGGTTTGGCACATGCTCCGACTGCGATTGACTGGAGGCTAGGGAAAGTACCTAGTGACGTATCGAAAAAACGTGTACAATGCGATCCACCAGGCGAATGTTTCCCTGGTGAAACAAACTAGAAAGAGAGAAAGATATGGGAGTTTCCTTGAAAAAGCGCGATAAGTACGAAGAGATTTATCGCAAGCGGTTGGCTACAAACAAGGCCGCCTTTGATCAAATGACAGAGGAACAGCAGAAGGTTGTGCGTGACACCCAAGCGGCGTTACGCAGTTTTGTTTCTGACTTTTCTGATTCGTTTGACGTGACCACCACTACCGCACGTGATTTGCAGGATTGCTTTTGGCGCATGAACAACGCGTTCCGGACAGAGGAGGGCGCAGAATGAAAGTTAATCTCCAATTGCGCGCCCAGTATGGATTGGGAACTGTCCGGGCCTACCGGGAACTTATTGGCCGTGATGGCCCAGTCGATGAGGATGCCGTGACTGACATGCTCACCGATGTTTGGCACATGTGCGAGTCTCTGGACATCGACATGCGTAAATGCCACACCGCCGCGTTACTTCACTTTTGTGCAGAGAAAGAAGGTGCCCAATGAAACAGTATTCAGTTGAGGTTCGCATGTCTTACTTTGTTTGGGTGGACGTTGAGGCGACCGACGAGCATTCCGCAAGAGACCAGGCATTGCGCCGGGCCTACCGGGAACAACAAAAGGGCATGGGCGTTTGGGGTGAAGAGCCCCAGGTCACAGCGGTGATTAAAGAGGAGACAGTCGAATGAAAGAACAGATTAGAGAACTACTGAAGGAATGGCATCCGGCTGAAATAGGCCGCCTGGTTGGGATACCGGGTAACGATGCCAAGAAAATTGTTCGGGAGATTTATTTTGAGTGGGGTTACACCGAACCGGACGATTGGGAAGTGCAAGAGGTGGGGGACTGTCAGTTCGTTTTATTCTTGAAACAAGGCGACGAGTGGATCGACGAGAACGGGGACTACCGGTTTTTTGACACAGCGGAACAGGCGCGCATTCACCTGCATTTTTCGTTGAAGTTGTGGCATGACCAGGTGGCCCTGAATACCTATTCTTGAAAGCTGCAAATCAATGCGCCAATCAAAATTACCTGATCGATACCGGAAGGTTGATCAGCCCGTCCGACCCCCACCTGGCCCGCTTAGGCTGAGGGATTTTTTCAAGCTTGCCATGATGGCTTTTGTCAACAACGTGATTAAGAAATAGAAAGCGAGAAAGAAATGAAAGTTAAACAGTTGATTGAAATTCTGATGGAACAACCCGCTGATGCGGACGTGTCTGTTTGGATCGATGGTGAGCGCCTCGAGCTGCTCGACGTGGACGTGTCATTTGTTGATGAGCACAATTTTGTAGAACTGAACGCGGGGGAAGATAAATACGTGCATTGTCTTAAGTGTGATCATGTGTGGAATGAATCACAGTCACCAGGTGTTTGCTCGCATTGTGGAAATACGGACATGCAACAAACTGTTTATCAGCTCGCCCAGACATTTAGTTGACAAGATTTTTCGATACGTGTTATATTTCACCCAGGTCATGCGATTCGCGCGTGGCCGCAACCTAGAAAGAGAGAAAGAACATGGAAACATTGAATCCAATTTTGAACGCCCTGGTGCAAGACATTGTGCGCCAGTTGACCCCGGTTGTTGTGCAAGCGATTGCTAAGGACCTGGAAGATTACCGGCTCCAAACCGATCAGAAAATTTCTGATGCGTTGGACGTAAGCCGCAATTGGGTACGCGGTGTTGTGGGCGAAGTACTGGACGAGGACTTGCGCGGCCGCGTTGCTGACGTGATTGAAACTATGGATGACGAGCACATCATTGACGTTGACGCAATGGCCGCTCGTGTCATTGATAACCTGGACATGGACGACCTGGCCGAAAAGGTAATGCATGATGCGGACCTTAGCGACCTGGCCGAAAGAGTAGTATCAGAAATTGATCTCGACGACCTGGCTGAGAAGGTGGGCGAAGAGTTGGACGTGCAGAGCAAAATCAAAGAGTATTTCGACAACAACAGTTTTTCTATTCACCCACATTAAGGGGCCGACATGGGACTCGAAGAAACTCAAATCGCAATCGTGGACATGTACGACATACGCGCGTCCTTATCGGATCAGGTTAAAAATCAAAAAAGCGTTCGACCTGAAATCACAGTGGGCGAATGCATCGATGACGTGATCTTATTTTTGGAAGAGCTAGAAACCATTTACCAGGGGAAAACACCATGAACAAAACGAACGTTGAAAAAATTCAAGAACTGATGACGCGGAGCCCGGCCGGGCCGCTGATGCAAGCATTCATTCTCGAGGCCGTGCGCCGTTACGCGGAAGACATCATTAGCGAAGGCGTGCCCGAAGATAACCCGCGCGCGCTGATATCGCCCAGGGCTTGGTATGTGTGCGCCGAAGTGGCACAGCTCGAACTAACTTAATCGGAGAAAAAAATGCAAGAACTGAAACCTTATGCGCTGATGACTTTGGCGGAGCGCGCCACCTGGAATCACCGCGCCGCGCAACTGATGGAAAAAATCGGCGGCGGGTTTGCGTCCGCCCTGGCCCTGGCTTATTTTCGCGCTGATGGAACAAACCAGGCGCGCATTTTGGGCGCGTTCGGTGACCTGTTTGAAGTGTATAGAAACCGGGCTTTTGAAGAGCTCGCACGCGAAGAACAGGCACGCCAGGCCCTGGCCGCCCAGGAATAAAAAAAATAATTCTCTATTCACCCGGCCGCGTGCCGGGTTTTTTTTCGCGGGTACTTGCAATTTTTTTGTTTGTGTGTAATATCACAAACACCGGGGCCGTGGTGGCCCTGGAATCAGAAAGTAAGAAAGAGAGAAAAATCATGCCCGTAATTAGTGACACGTCCCTATTAGTAATTCTCCCGTCCGGTAATCGTGCGGTGTACCTGGTGCAACCTCAGCACCTAAACCCGACCGCGTCGAACGTAACGCAAAACGAAAACGCGTACATGTACGGCCGCCAGGTAGCCATTGAAGTTAACGGGGCCTGGTTCCGCCCTGGTTTATCCGATGAAATAACCGACTTGAAAACCCTGGCCCTTATCGAGCGCGCGCCCCAGGCCGACACAATCCCAGGGGGCCGTTATGCTTAAAACAATCCGCCAAAGCAGCAACAAAAAAACCGGGCCGATCGCAACAACATACCGGGCCGGACAACATCACACGTTCGGCACGTGCCCGAAAACGTGTGCCCTTAATCCGAACGGCCAACATGCGGCCGCCCTGGTAGACACCGATTATTTGGCCGCCGTATATAACGCGGTACCGCGTAACGGCCAGGCCTGGACGTATTCGCATTTTGGTTTTGAAAACCTACCAAAACCCGCGCCAGGTAAAACAACGATTAATTTCAGCGCGGACACAATGCCCCAGGCCGTGGCCGCCGTCCGGGCCGGTCACCCGGCCACAGTGGCCGCCCCGGCCGGGACTGTTTGGCCGTACACGTTCGAGGGCGTGCAATTTGTGCAATGCCCCGAACAACTGAGCCCCGAGGGTTCCGGGTTTACATGTGCAACATGTGGCAACGGCCGCCCATTGTGTGCACGTGGTGATCGTGATTATGTGATCGTGTTTGTGGCCCATGGTACCCAGGCGCGAAAAGTGGCCGCCGGTGCCGATGATCCCGGCGGGTGTTATGCCGGCCAGGGGCATGCGGCCATCGCATGGCATGCCACCAGGAAAACCGGCGCGCCTGATGACGTGGCCGCCGTGGCCGCGTTCGCTCGATCGCTCCCGCCTGGTTCGTTACTGCGCCACCACATCGCCGGGGACGTTGGCCGTGCTAATTAATCCCGCCCTGGCCCTGGCCGCCCTGGTGGCCCGGGCGTATATTAGGACTTTCCCTAATAACCAAAAAAATAATTTCATTATTT